CCCACGGCCCAGTACCGCGAGGCCAAACTACCAGCGGACGTGCGGGCCAATGAAGGGATGATAACCAGTAACCCGGAAGTGTCGGCGCTGTGGACCACGAACCAATGGCGGGCGGAATACGGGATGGGTGACGATGGCCAGACCCGGCTGGTTAAGTTCGGGGAACCGCGCACCGTCAGCTACTGGACACAGGGCCGCCCCGCCACGGACGCGGAAGTAACGGCCACGTTCTGGAAGCGGCTGCCCATCCTGCAGCAGCAGGCTGAACAGGAAGGCGCCAGCGCCATGCGGCAGCTGGCAGGCATGGTGGAAGATGCGCTGTTCTGGCTACCCGCACAGGCGCGCTAATGGCCCGTCTAACTAGGCGCGTGAATCGTCAGCCATTCAAGGGGCACAGCGAACGCTGGCACACGGAACGGCAGGCACGCGTGCGGGCTAGACGTGACCCTGTGATACTGGCGATGTATTCCACCCCGCAGTGGCGCACCCTGCGGGCGCTGGTCCTGCGTGACGCTAACTACATATGTGCGTCATACCGCTGTCCTAACAGGGCGCGAATCGCTGACCACATAAAACCCCATCGTGGTGATGCTGGGGCATTCTTTGACCGCGCTAACCTTCAGGCGCTGTGCAAGCGCTGCCACGACAAAAAGACAGCCCGCCTAGACGGTGGGTTCGGGAACCCCTTGCGCGAAAGTTATGCGAGATCACCGCACACCGGCCACGCCAGCGCGGCAGGGAACCCATCAGGCGGGGGCCTGAATCAGGGGGGGGAATCGCGATTTTCAGGCGGGTTTCATGCAGCGCGCCTCTTAAGTCGTTTGCGCATGCAGCCAAATGGGAAAAACGAGGATGCAGAAAAAAAACGATCAAGGGGTGGCACAGCACCGAACCCTAGCGATGACCACGGGCAGCGTGTTCCTTCCCTGCGCGCTGGCCTAACTAGGGCCCTGTCAGCTGCTGTGGCACCTGTGGACACCGGGGTGGGCGCGCCTAACCACCTGCCCGCCCCGGTCCGTCCCGCCATCCGCAATAAACTGGTTAGGGGCTGACGCCATGGTGTATGGGGTGCGCATCTGTTCATGCACGGACGCCACCGGCAGCGGAACCGTCAACGGAAAAAAATTCCAGTGGGATTTTTCGGAACAGTTCGGGCCGCTGTTTCTCACCAGCGCGGGCGTGCCGATGCGCACGCAGCCGCTGAACGGCCCAGCGTGGAAGGCGTTTAACGCGTGGTACCCGGGATACAGGGCCGCACATCCGCATGCCGTGAAGGCGTGCTGTTAGGAGTCGCCACCGATGACCCGCACCCCGCGCAAACCGTTCCGCAATCTGGATGATAGCCGCGCCTATCTAGCCAAATGCGCGCTGGTGTGCGTGATGGTGGAAGAACTTTTCTTCCATGGCTGCGCGAAGCTGCCGAAGTTCCGGCGCCCGCGCGAGATCGCGCGCCATCGCCGCCAGCTGCGGCGAAGCCTGCGCCGCGAAGTTAGCCACATCAAAGCGCGCGGCCCATTTGAGGGTGCACCCCATGTCACGTAGACCCACGGCCACCATTCTGAAACTGATACAAGGTGACACCCATGTGGCCCGTCACCGCACGGACGCGCCTAAAATCAACGCGCTGCCGGTTCTCCCCCCGGGCTGCGTGCTGTCCACGGATGAACAGGCCATGTGGGACTACCTGATGGAACACGTGGTCATACCGGGTGTGCATGGAACCGGTGATGGTGCCGCGTTCGCGAAGATCGCGCGCGCGTGGGCGAACGTGAACGCGGTGGATGCGAAGGTAGCTAGTCAAGGTATGGTGATGAAATCCCCGAAAGGCAAGCCGGAACTGAACCCTAACACCCGGCTTTCCCGGGACCTGTGGCAGCAGCTGGGTGTGGCGCTGGAACAGGTGGGCGCCACGCCTGCGGGCCGCGTGAAGATTGCCGGGCCGCGTGGTGCGGCGCCTGCGGGCGAAGCCACCAGCTGGGATGAGATTGACTGATGGACGCACCCCACCTAACGCTGCAGCAGCCGCGCGGCCCCGCTGGCGCGTACTGGGTGGGCGGCATGGATTCGGGGCTGTCGTTCCCGCTGATGGTGCGCCCGCGCTGGTGGCACCGGCTGTTCATGCGCTGGGCATTCGGCTGGGTGTGGGTGGATGGGTGGGCGCCATGACTGATGACCTGCCGCCCATCCTGAACGATGAACAGCACGCGGTATACATCGCGGAACTGACGGCGTTAATAGACCAGTACGGGGACGCGGACCCGGACAGCGAAGTGGGCCAGCGCATTCTGGCCCTTGCCACGGTGATAGAAACCTATGAAAAAAAACGCTGGCCTATCTAGGCGCCCGGACGGCACCATGATGGATGACTGCACCGCCTACGCCTACGGTGACGGCACCATAGGCGTGATGGACCGGGGCGTGGGTGGCCTGCCTGCCGGTGCGCTGTTTCTGGCGCGCGGCCCACGGGACCGGCTGCTGGCTGTCATCGGTGGCATGGCACGGCGCGGCCACGAACCCGGGCTGCTGCTGGTTCCCGGTGTGCCGGAAGCGGCGGACGCGGACACCGCGTTCCGCGCGTTCGTGGCGTTCTTCGAACGCGTGCAGGTGCAGCTGGGACCGGACAGCAATTTCCCCACCGTCCGCCGCGAAGCGGGCGCGCCGTGGTGACGTATGCCATATGAAACGAACGGCCTACCTACCCGCTACCGTAACGTGTTAGTGGCCGCCATGCAGGACGCTGGCGTCCGCACGGTGCGGGAATTCGCGGTGCTGATATCGCGCGGCCACACTGTACTGCTGCGCACGCCCAACTGCGGGCGCAAAGGCACGAAGCTGATAGAACAGTGGCTGGAAATGCAGCTGAATCTGACGGACCGCACGCGCTGGGGAAGTTACCCGGACATTCAACGCGCGGCGCAGCTGCTGCAGCGGTTCGGGTTCATGGTGGTGCCGCCAGACCCGGACGCGGTTTTCTGGGAACTGCCCCACATGGAAGTCAGCGGATTGCCCGGGCTTCCGGAACTGCGGGGATAGATAGGTGAAGCCGGGGCAAACACGCGGGCCGGACGGGTACCTGCTGTGCAGGATCACCGCCCCACATTTCTGCGCGGGGCTGCGGCTGTGCCGTGACGGAAACAAATGCGCGCCCATCCTGCGGTACATGGTGGACTGGCCGCTGTCGCAGGTGCGGGACTATTGCCGCGTGATGGAATGGAAGCTGGAAGTGATTGACCTGCGCAGCCACGAACTGCTGCCCGCGCTGGATGACTGCAAAGAATTCCCCGCAACTGGGGCCCGCGAAGGGAACTAGATAGAAGGAACTGCACATGAATGTTAACTGGCCATATCAAAGCACCCCGTACCTGTCAGCGCTGCCGGGTGTTGGCGGCCCCGGGCTGGATGTCAGCCGTGGGGACCTGCCGTCAAAACTCTATTTTGTAACGTCCATGGAAAACGTGAAGGAAGGCGGCCCCGATCCGCGCGGGCCTAACTGCTTTTCCGGGACGTTCTGGTGGTGCTGGTACGCGGATCAGGGCGAAGGCTTCCACAAATTCATCATTCCGCTGGTGGGTGGATACCTGTACATAGGGCGCGGGCTGAACGCGCCGTCCCGGTCTAACTTCGATTACATCGGCCACGCTGCACCGGGCGCTGGGCTGTTCGTCCAGTGTTCCGCGCTGCGCGTGAATTCATCTAACTGCCGCGTCTGGCACCTGCCCAGCTGGGTGGGTGACCTGCCGTCAGTAGATGGGCCGGACGAATTCAAGGTGGACCAGCGTGATTGTCTGCAGGCCAGCAGCGATGACAACGACATTAACCGCGTGGCGTTCATCAACTGTGAGGCACGCTTCGCCATGGATGAAGCGGCGCAGGTCTGGTACAACGCGCAGGGCTGTAGCTGGATTCGCTGCGCTATCTACGATCCGCTGCACACCCCGCCGGACTTCGTAATCCCGGGCGACGATCATCACGGGCCGGACGAAGACCACGGTTTCGGGCAGATCATCGGCGGGCGCGCGGACTATTCGCTGTGCATGCAGTCCCTGTATGCGCACACCACGGACCGGAACCCGCTGGTGGCCACGCCTAACCACGCGCACATAAATAACCTGCATTACAACCACGGGCGCACCTACATCGGGCGCGGCGAAGCGCTGAACATAGATGACAACGGCGAACACAATGCGGACGCTGGCCTATCTATGGCGTGCAACTGCGTGGGAAACGTCACGGTTCGCGGGCCGGATCAAGGTGACTCACTGACGCTGGCGAAAGTCATGGACGTGACGCCCGGGTCCACCGGACATTCGGCTAACAATAGTTGTTATGGCTGGCCCAGCCCGGAAACGCAGGACGGATTTTTCCACGAACAGCCGGAAGATTACATGCGCCCCACCTTGCGCCCGGGCGCGTGGCCGCTGGGTCTGGGTTTCAACTATGACGGGACGCTGCAGCCCTGCGCCGATCCGCTGCACCCCACTGTGCAGGAAGGGCTGGCGTTCGCGCAGCTGATCCGCACCACCGTGGGCTGCATGCCCGCACGCCGCTACATGTACACGGGCGCCGTTAACCACGTCATGGACCAGATAGACGCGGCGGTCCGTGGGATCAAGGCGCCGCCATCGCAGTACGTGAACACGGTGGACGAAGCGGGCGGATGGCCGGACGTGCCCACCGGTTCCATTGATCCGCTGAACCCCACCACGGACTACCACGCACCCATGCCGATAGATGCTAGCCGTGATGAATACGTCACGTCAGGCAAGTTTTCTGACGGCAGTTCGAAGGTGGGATACACGAAGCTGCGCGCGTGGTGCATCGAACAGTATTTCTATGTGATGGGTAGATAGCTTCCGCCACACCCGTGGCACGCGAACGGCGGCAGCGAAGGGCCGCCATTAGTGGGGATAGTTAGATGAACACGGAATCACCAACGAATGGCACAGAACAGATGGACCTGCTGGACTTTGGGACAGCACTGGCCACGCGCGCGGAACCGGCACGGCTGCGCGAGGTAGTTAGGGGAATCATTTCGAATAAAGAATTGTGGGCGCAGCTGCTGCCGCATTTCTTGGATAACGGAACGGCGGGAACGCTGCAGTTTGACCGGGCGGTGGCGGCCCACAAAGTGCGGGCGTGGGATGGGAAGCATGGCGGATTGTTAGATGTGTTCCCTAACCTGAACGAACAGAAGCTGGCCAGCGTGATAGGTCGCGAAATGCGCCACCTGTACACCATGAAATCCGGGCGCATCGTGGGCATGCTTCCCCCACCTGCACCGAAGGCGGCGCCGTGATAGCGCAAACCAGCAGGCGCCGCGTGCAGCGCCCGCTGCTTAGTTACATGCTGACGGATGCGGGCGTGAAGGTCCCCAATAACGGACAGGTGGGGCGCCTGATTGACCGGCTGGCATTGTTGTTAGGGGTGCATCCAGCAGACATCCCCTACACGCTGACGCCAGAATGGGACGCGCGCATCCGCGAAGTGTTGCCACAGCTGCGGGACTTCCACCGCATGACGCTGCCGAAGATGCGCCGCCAGCTGCCGCTGCTGGCGCGGGCGCCAGCGCCAGCGCCCGTGCCGCAGGAACAGCTGGACGCGCAGCTGCGGACGGCCCGGGCGGAAATGCTGGCGCAGCTGCAGGCGCAGTTTGACGAACGGGTGCGGCAGGAAGCGGACGCGCGCGTGGCTGCACGCACCGCGAAGCTGGACCGCTGGGAACAGGACCTGCAGGAACTGGAACTGCGGCTGCGCGCGCGCAGCGCCAGCGTGGTGGAACTGATGAGCTATGAAGAATTCCAGATTGTCCGCAGCGTCCTGCACCCGGACCGCGCGCCGCCAGATCGCGCGGAGAAATACGCCCGGGCGTTTCAGATATTCGCGCGGCTGGAAGGCAGCGTGAACCGTAACCTGCCAGCGGATGCGCTGCGGAAGTTAGGGTGGGAACACATGGCGCCATTCCGCCGCAACGGTGCGAGGGTTTCACCATGAATAACCAGCAGCTGCTGCGATGGCATAACCAGCTGGTGGCGCTGGCGGACCGGGGGCGCCTGACGGAAGTCACCTACCTACATGACGCGCACTGTCCGTGCGCGCGTGGCGTGGGTGCGGCCCTGCCTGATTGCATCTGTGAGCCCTACGCGGAAGTGGACGGCACCATGTACAAGATGGATGACAGCGGACAGCTGCGTGTGGTGGAACGTAGATAGACCTAACACAAGGAACGTAACATGGCGAAGCGGCAAGAATGGGAATTTGAATACACGGCCAGTGATCTAGCGGTGGGCGCACGCAAGCAACTGGAATTCAGGCTGGAACGGGTGAAGTGGTGGACCGGAAAAAAAGAACAGGTGATGACGGAAATTCGCGAGTCAGGAATAGAAGTCAACGAAAGTCTAGCGATGGGTTCCCCTAACTACGGATCGAAGGCGCTGCATGGGCCGCAGGTCATGGTGCGCGCGGACCTGCAGGTGGACATTGCGGAATGCCACGAAAAACTGCAGGGCCACCAGCGCGCGGCGGATGACTACGAAGCATGGGTGGCCATGCTGGATGCGAACCCTAGCCAGCGCGTGAAGTGCACGCAGCAGGACTGGCAGTATTTCTTTGGCCGGTCTGAATAGATAGGGTAAAACAAACGGCCCCGTGTGGGGCCGTTCGTTTTCAGCGGGTGCCGGTGTCATTCCGGTGGATAGACCCTGACGGTTTCGTCCGCGTACCCGCCCAAGTTTCCCAGCAGCCTGCGGATAACTTCCGTGGGGGTGGCCGTGCTGATGGCTATGCGGTCCACCGTGTAGGTGCCTTCCGTTTCCAGTTCGCGGCCAGCGCGGTGGGCCGCGCGAATGGACAGCGTGCAGTCAATGACGGAGCCGCGCGAATCGCTAACTACAAAAAATTTCATGGTGTGTTCCTTTGGGGCTGGGCCCGGGCTTACGCCCGGACCCCGTTATTAATTTCTTCCACGCGGAACTGGTCACCGGGCAGGATGAACGGGGGCTTTGCGTTCTGCGCGCTGCCGTGCCAGCTGATGACGTGCCACGCTTCCGTATATTCAGCCCTGCGCGCGCGATTCGTCGCGAAGTCTGCCAGCGCTTCGCGCGTGTAGCCTTCCACGTATCCGGCTTCCGTGGCGCCGTACTTGGCGTGCCACTCGCGTGCAATCCGCTGCACATAGTCAGCCATCGGATGCGTGGCCAGCGTGCCGTCACGGAACCGCTTGTATCCGCCCTGATTCCGGGTGTACGGGATGGGGTCACCCACGTTCAGCGACAGATACAGCTGGTGTTCAGAAAAAGACTGTTTGGCATCAGCCACCGCGCGGGCCACCACGTCAGCGCGGGTGGCATCGTGCGCCGCCAGCAGCGTGGCCACGTTGTGTTTGCGCAGCAGGACGTGCGTGTATGCGCGGGCCGTGGTGCGGGTCACGATTTCGCCGTCAGGCTGCGCGTGTTTCAGGGTGGGTTTCTTCGCCATGGTCATTCTTCCTTCGCAGTAGTAGTGATTCGATGGGGTGCATTCTGGGGCAGTGTTGCCACCGTGTCAACACCTGATAGGGCGGGCCAGTGTGACGTGGCCCACAAAAAGAAACGGCCCCTTGCGGGGCCGTGATCCGGCTGGGCTGGCGGGCCCGGGTTAGCCCTGCTTTGCCACCGCTTCGCGCAGCGCCACCAGCGAACCCCATATGCTGTTAATTTCTTCCGCCAGCGCGTCACCCAAAGGCATCACGCGGCCACGCTCACCCGCGCCGTTGCTGATCCGCTTCGCCATGCGTTCCGCCTGCGCGCGGTCCATGTACACGGTGGCGCGTTCCACCCCGCACGCGTCCGCGCGGTCACCGGCATCGTCCACAATTTCGATGCACATGGGGCCACACTTAATGGCGAAGCCCGCCACCGTGCCCGATGTGGCCAGCGAAATCAGCGTGGCGCGGCGGGTTTCCATGTCGGCAATCATCTGGTTCAGGTCAATCATTTTCAGTTCCTTCGCAGTAGTAGTGATTCGATGGGGTGCATTCTGGGGGAGTGTTGCCACCGTGTCAACACCTGATAGGGGCATGCAGTGTGACGTGGCCCACAAAAAGAAACGGCCCCTTGCGGGGCCGTGGTTCTGGCGGGCTGGCGGCCCGGGCGGGTCACTGGATATCGCGCACCGCGTTAATGAACTGGCTGCGGGCGAAGGCGCGCGCCTGCCGCAGCGCGTCTTCCGTGGCGTCACGTTCACCCGTGAAGCTGGCCACGCTGTCCAGTGTCTGCACGTACAGCAGCGCGGTTTCATACATCCAGATGTCATTCGTGTGGCAGTGCGTCTGGTCAATGCGCGCGCGCAGTTCGTCCGCGTACCGGCCACACCGGATGGCCACGGTGACCTGCGCCACATTGTCCAGCGTATCGGTGGCGGTGGCGTTCCCGGCTGAAAGGCTTTCAATCAGGGCCGCGCGCATCTGGTCCGCGCCCGCTGTGAATTTCTTAAGCAGCGTGCGCAGGCGGGCTTCGTAGTTAGCCGGGGCGCTGGTCGCGCGCAGAATCTTAGGCTTTGCATTCGTCATGGTCAGTTCCTTCGCAGTGGTAGTTAGATGGACGTGCAGGCCAGCGGGTGCTGGTCGCGCGGGGTGCCGGTGGCGAACGTGTGGCAGCGGTCGCAGGTGGGCACGCTGCCCAGCACGGGGTGCGGGGTGGTGCCGGTGGCGGGGTTCGTGCAGCGCGCGAACCACGCGCAGGCGGCCACGGGCGTGGCGGGCTGGGCTCGTTTCTTCGCGCGGGGTTTCTTCGTCTTCGTCATGGTCAGTTCCTTCGCTGGTGGTTACTTTGCGCAGTCGCAGATTTTCGGAAACTTGATTCCCCGGTCCGCAAAGTCCTGCCCGTCATAGACACCCTGCGCCGCTTCGCGGGCCGTGGCGCCTTCTACCGGGAAACACACGTAGTGTTTTCCGTGGGTGTTCGCGACCACTGAACAGCTGCTGCTGTGAATGGTGGCGTTCATGTTCTTCGTTGCAAACCGGGCTGTGTATTTCGTTTCCATGGCGTGCATTCTGGGGGAGCGTTGCCACCGTGTCAACACCTGCAGTGTGACGGGACCCACAAAAAGAAACGGCCCCTTGCGGGGCCGTGGTTCTGGCGGGCGGGATGGCTTAGGCGGGCTTCGTTTCCGCCATGACCCGCATGGCTTCGAATCGGGCGAAGTCATACGCCTTCAGGTATTCCGTGTAATGGTGGCCGCTGGCGCTGGTGTGCGCCGCGTGTTTCACCGTCACCCGCGCCTTTCCGGTGCGGACCACCGTGACATCGAACTGGTGGCCGTTCGTCAAACCCAGCCGGACAATCTGGCCCGGGGTCACGGGGCGCATTAGGCGCCCACCGTGTCCGCGAACGTCGCGTGGTTACGGGCATTGCCGAAGGTTTCGAAAACCGCCGCGCGGGCCGCGCGCGTCAGCGTGAACGGCGCGCCGATACGGGACACCGTTAGGTAATGCGAGCGAATCACATAGCGGCTGTTCACGTGCAGCACGTTGTCAAATTCCCATGCCGCATGCGCGCGGGCGAAGCCGTCGCGCGCCATGAATTCGATGAAGTGGTGGCGGGTGTTGTTCAGTGCGGACATGGTGGCGGTTTCCTGTAGGTGGGTCAGTGGCGATTCGATGGGGTGCATTCTGGGGGAGCGTTGCCACCGTGTCAACACCTGATAGGGGCATGCAATGTGACGTGGCCCACAAAAAGAAACGGCCCCTTGCGGGGCCGTGGTCTGGCGGGCTGGGCTGCGGGTTACCAGCGATTCACCCAAAGGCTGGCCAGATCACCCAGCGGCTGCATGGCCGCGCATTCCATTTCGATTTCCACACGGCGCGCGGGCTTGATACCAGCCGCGCGCATTTCTTCGTGGGATTCCATCACGTGGGAATCGTGGCGCTGGGCGCGGCGCAGTGCGAGCGTGGCAAGTGCGGGAAACGTGCCGGGAATCTTTTCCGCGCCCACTTCGTCCGCGAACTTTTCCCCCGCGCGTTTCGCGTGTGCCTTCGTGGGGCAGCATGCGCGGAACTCACCGCGCACCATCACGCCAAACGACTTGGGACCCATGTCCAGAATGGCGAACCCGCTGTAAAGGGTCGCGCCGTTAATCGTGCCCACTACGCTGGGGAACATGGCGCGGGCATCGGTGGCGTTCAGGGAAATGACTTTCATGTGGGCTTCCTTCGCAAGGGGTGGTGATTCGATGGCGTGTATTCTGGGGGAGCGTTGCCACCGTGTCAACACCGGGAAGTGTGACCCGGTTCCCGTTGCCAGCATGGCACCACCGTTGACAAGCTGGCAACGCGGGCCCAGAATGGCCACCACTGAATCGCATTCCACTGACCACAGGAAACACCCATGACCCGCATTGCAAACCTACGCAGCAAGACGCTGGCGAGTCTTCGCCAGAATCCGCGCGTGTCCGACATCGAAGCCGAAGGCTGCGACGATGAGCGGTTCTTCGTTCATCTGACCCCGGAATGGTCCTACACGTGGGACCCGTGCAGCGTCACGCATTCGCGTTCATTCAGCCGCGCCGCTGATGCAGTCAAGGCGGTGCGCAGTGCGGTGCTAGCTAGCCAGTGGCCGGTGCAATCGTGACGCTGACCAAACACATTGATTGGCTGGTTAAGACCCACGGTTCCATGCGCGGCGCCGCCACTGCCTGCGGGGTGGACGTGTCCACGTTGTCCCGGCTGCGTTCAGGCGAACGCGGTGACCAGATCGGGGATGACCTGCTGGCCCGTCTGGGGCTGGAACGCGTGGTCACATTGCGGCGGGTGAAGTCCCGCTGATACTTTCCTAGACCGGGCCGCGTTCTGCGGGCCCGGTCATCTGTAGCGGGCGACGGTTCACCCGGTCCCGCGTGCAAGGGGCACGCGTGGACCAGCTGGACATCCCGGGTACTGAACTCCCACCGAAGAAAAAACGCGGGCGCCCGCGCAAGTACGATGACGCGGACGCGAAGCGGCAGGCGCATGTGGACGCGCGCCGCGAACAGCGCCGCGCTGCCCGGGCAAAACTCAAGGCGCTGGCCGATGACCCAGCGGAAGTTAGACGGCGCGCCACACTGGCACGCCTGCAGCAGCTGGCGCCGAAGGCTGCGGACCTAGATGTCAGGGACGATGACCTAAAGGAAATCGCGCAGCAGTTCCCCAACGTGGCCGAAGCGCTGCAGTACGTGCGCGACATCACCACGGAACGGCTGCCCGCGTGTCAGTGGGTGCGCCTTGCCTGCGCACGCCATGACCGCGACGTGGCGCGCATTGAATCGGCGGACTTCCCCTACACGTTCGATGCACGCAAAGCGGAACGCGCGCTGCGGGCCATCCAGATGTTTCGCGAGATACGCGGATCACGCGCGGGCAAGCGCTTCCGGTTCGGGCCGTGGCAGAAATTTCTGGTGGGTTCCATGTTCGGCTGGGTGGGAAAAGAGTCTGGCCACCGCCGCTTCCGGTACGTGTTTCTGGCGGTGCCGCGCGGGAACGGAAAGTCATCACTGGCCGCCACCATTGCGCTGTACATGCTGGCGCTGGATGGCGAAGGCGGCGCGGAAATCTACGCGGCAGCGGTCACCCGGGATCAGGCGCGAATCGTTTTCAATCTGGCGCAGCAGATGACGCGGCAGGACCGCGCGTTCACTAACAAGTTCGGAATTGAAATAGCGGCGCACGTGCTGACGCAGCCCGCCACCGCCAGCATATTCAAACCGCTGTCACGCGACGCGAACACACTGGATGGACTGAACGTCCACCTAGCCGTGTTAGATGAACTCGCGGCCCACAAATCCCGCGAAGTGCATGACGTGCTGGTCACCGCCACGGGCAAGCGGTCCCAGTCCATGGTCCTATCTATCACCACGGCGGGGAACAACCAGTCCGGCATAGGCTATGAACAGTGGCGGTATTGCCAGCGCGTGCTGCTGCAGGAAACGCAGGACGATGCGTTCCTAGGAATCATCTACACGGTGGACGATTCGGATGATTGGCAGGACCCGGCCAGCTGGGCGAAGGCTAACCCTAACTGGGGCGTGTCCGTGTATCCGGATTCCGTGGCCACGCTGGCGCACCGCGCCGCGCAGATAGCTAGCCAGCAGTCCGCGTTCAAACAAAAGCATTTGAACCTGTGGACGAACGCAGCCGTTAACTGGATGAACATGATTCAGTGGGACGCGTGCGCGGACCCGCAGCTGACTGAACAAGATTTCAAGGGGGAACAGTGCGTGCTGGGGCTGGACCTTGCGGCGAAGATTGACCTAGCCGCACGGGTCAAACTATTCGCGCGCACGCTGGATGGAATCATCCACTACTATGTGTTCGCGCAGTTCTATCTACCGGAAGCCACGCTGTTCGATGGACGGAACGCCAGCTATGGAACGTGGCACGCGGCGAACTGGATCACGGGGACCCCGGGGGAAGTGATCGACTTTGACCGCATAGTGGCGGACATCCTGCAGGATGCGACGGACCACCAGATACTGGACGTGGCCTATGACCCATGGCAGGCGCTGAAGCTGGCCAGCGAACTGGCGCAAAAAGAAATCCCCGTGATTGAGTACCGCCCCACCGTGGCTAACTTCTCACCGGCCATGAAAGAAATTGACGCACTGGTCAGGCAGCGCCGCCTGCACCATGACGGGAACCCGGTGCTGCGCTGGAACATCGCGTGCGTGGAAGTGGCGGAAGATTTCAAAGGGAACATTTTCCCGCGCAAAGATAGGGACAATCCACTGCTTAAAATTGACGGGCTGGTGGCGCTGCTGATGGCCATGGGGCGGCGCATGGTTTTGGAGTCGGAAGGGTCCAGCGAACCCACACTGACCTTTGTCTGAAACGGCCCCGAAAATATTTATTTCCGGGGAAGTGGCTGGCCGGTTCCTTCGAATCCGCCCCGGTCTAACAAGCCTTGTTAGGTGGCACACTTGTGGTGTTGCTATAATGGCAACACACGCACCAATCATGGTGCGCTAACTAGCGAAGGAAGACTCTATGACATTCGATGTGCAGACGGTGGTGGCGGTGGGCGGCAGTTCATACGGGGTGGGTTCCACCATCAAGGAAGCAAACCGGAACATGAAGCGGCAGGACCGGGGTGACACGGTGCGCGCGTATCGGTTCTATTCATGCGAACGAAGCGCGCTGACATTCACATGCGGGGTGGACCTGCAGATCAACTTCCCGGCTGATGCGCAGTGCGCGCGTCTGGTGGTGAACTCGTGACCCCGGCGAAGGCGGCGCGCCTGATCGTGAAACTAGAGGAAGCGGAAACCGCGATGCTGCGCGCCATCAACAAATGGACGAAGCTGCGGGCGCAGGTCCGCCGCGCGGACAGATCACTGGCGAAGGAACGTGAACACGTGCGGGCGGGGAAGCACCTGCCCGGGGAACTGCACGCGGGGGACTTCCACCCGCAGGGCCGTGGCCATCTGGACGAACACCTAGACCGGCTGCGTTGATCGTGGCCACGGCGGGCAGGGACGCCCGCCGCGCCGCGCGCCTACCACACCCCGCACCCAGATAACCCGACAGTGGCCCGGACGTTCCACGCCCGGGCTGGCGCGGTTCCACAGCTGCATCACGCGCGCGCGATTGTTCATCAGCTAAACTCAATTGATATTGCGCCCCGATGATAGTTAGACGGGACGATAGTTAGGGCGGCCAGTTGTTCCACGTGGAACATTGACGGCCACCGCCACGCGGGCCTATCTTCGCGCGCCATGCAGGCAACGGTTCCCCCGGCCCGCACGCATCAGGAAATCACGCGCATGGCCGCTGACGTTCGCAACCGTCCCAGCAAACAGGCACGCGAACGCACGCCACGCCCCGCATCCCCACCGCCCCCGCCCCGCACCTGAACAGTTAGTCCATCGCGGGCGACGGTTCAGCCGGTCCCGCGCCACCCCACTGGGAGTGACGCGACCATGACCGCACTGGAAGCAATTGCCCGCCGCACGGATTCCGCTGACCCCTACCTGCGCGGATTCACCGAAGCGCTGCAGGACATCAGCGAAGACGAACGAACCGCCACGTTCGTGGCCAGCGATGAAACCGTAGACCGATACGGGGACATCGTGAGTGTGGATGGCTGGGACCTGAAGAACTTCCGCCGCAATCCCGTGTTCCTGTGGATGCACAGCCAGTACCAGCCCATTGGGCAGGTAAAGAAAATCGGGGTGGAAGACCGCAAGCTACTAGCTACCGTGAAGTTCTTTGACGCGGGCGACAGCAAGATGGCTGACGACCTGTGGAAGCTGGTGAAGAAACGCAAGCTGCGCGCCGTGTCCGTGGGCTTCACCGTCAAAGGTGACGAAGACATCGAAGCCATCCGCGATGTGGACGAACGCATCACCGGTTTTCGGTTCCTGCGTCAGGAACTGCTGGAACTTTCGCTGGTGTCCGTGCCCGCGAATCCAAACGCGCTGCAGGTCGCACGTAGTTTGGGACTTCCTGATGACCTGATTTCCCAAGCCTTGCCACTGGACGCGTTAGTCCACGAAGAACAGGTGAAGGCTCGCCACCGTCTGGCCCGTCTGCGGCTGGGCAACATCATTTCCCGTGCGCCGCGTTAGGCACTAACTACCCATTCTTTGGAGCCTATCCCCATGAAGATTTCAGAACGCATTAACCAGCACGTGGAACAGCGCGGCAAGAAAGCACAGGCGCTGTCTGACCTGCTGGAAAAGTCAGAGAAGGATGGCCGCGCGATGTCCGATGACGAACGCGCCGCCTTCGATGAAACCGAAAAGGAAATCAAAGCCATCGACGAAACGATGGGACGCCTGCGCGAACTGGAAAACATCCAGCTGCGCAGCGCGCAGCCGGTGAACACGCCACGTATTGAGATTGCCAGCGCGGGTAAAGGCATCCGCTTCGCGCGCATGTGTCAGGCCATCGCCGCCGCGCGCGGCAATCTGCCGCAGGCCATGGACATCGCGAAGATGCAGTGGCCCGATGACAAAGACATCCACAACGTGATCCGCGCGCAGTCGTTAGGCATCACGCGCGCCGCTGTCGCGGCGGGCACCACCACGGACCCGGCATGGGCCGGTGCACTTGTTAGTGCACAGCAGATGTCCAGCGAACTGATTGAACTGGTGATGAAGGAAGCGGTGATAGGCCAGCTGACGCAGCTGCGCCGCGTGCCGTTTAACGTGCGCATTCCGCGCGAAGTCACCGCCGTGGGTTCCGCGAAGTGGGTGGGACAGGGTGCCAGCAAACCGGTGGGGAAAGGCGCATACGATTTCATCACCATCCCGTGGGCAAAGGCTGCGCTGATTGTGGTCATCACGGAAGAACTGGCGCGGTTCAGTAACCCGGCAGCGGAAACGCTGATGCGCGATTCATTAGTTAGGGCGGTGACGGACTTCCTTAATGACCAGTTCGTGGGGTCCGGCATCGCGCCCGTGGCGAACGTATCCCCGGGCGGCATCACCAATGGTCTGCCCGTGGGCCAGACGTTCCCGTCCAGCGGCGAAACGCAGGCGCACATCCAGTATGACCTGACACACGCGGTCAGCCTGCTGCATGAATTCAATGCACCGCGCGCGCCCACGTGGATCATGCACCCGCAGAACCTTATCTACATTGCGGCCACCATGAATTCGTTTGGCCAGCCCGCGTTCCCCACTGCGTCTAACAAAGTGCTGATGGGTTACCCGGTGATTACGTCCAGCCATCTGGACACGGACGAAATCATCCTGCTGGATCAGGCGGACATCCTGTTCGCGGGTGACGATAGCGTCACCGTGGATGTGTCGCGCGAAGCGTCCGTGATGATGGATGACGCGCCACCCACCCCGGCCACCCCGCTGCTGTCGTTCTGGCAGCAGAACCTGATTGGCCTGCGCGGTGAAATGTACGCGTACTGGCAGCGTGCCCGTGACAAGTCCGTGGTTCTTATCACGGCGGTGGGCTACGGCCAGACGCCACCCGCGCTGCTGGGTGCGCCTGCGTCCGCGCCTGCATCGAAGGCACCGGCCCCGCAGAAACAGGCAGCGGCCTGAACGGGATGCGGGCCCGGGCGCTAGTTAGGCGCCCGGGTCCGCACACCTACCCGTGAACCTGCTGGACCGCACACTGGTTAGCCTGATCCGCTGGCGCACGCGCGGCGCCATGACCACGCTTCCCGCCGCACCCGGTGGATTCGGTGGGAACGGGCTGCCCCCACTGTCCCATGGGTCTTACGTCCACGAACCGTTCGCGGGCGCGTGGCAGATGAACAAAGAATGCTGGGGTCCGTCCGGAATCTTTTCTGCGGTCTATGCCTGCATCGCCATCATATCGGGCGACCTTGCCAAACTACCGCCGCGCATCCGCACCCAGAAAACTGACGGCAGCAAGGTGGACGAACCTAACCACCCGGCTGCGCTGGTCCTGAATAACCCCAACGGCTACCAGACCCGCGTGGATTTCTGGGGCCAGTTCATGGCGTCCGCGCTGTTCAATGGAAACGTCTACGTGTTCCTGCAGCGGGACCCTAACAACATCATCAGGTCCATGCACATACTGGACC